TCTTGTAGATTTGCTTTGGTCTGTTCATATGCATCAGCCAAATCTTCTTCAAGATTTTCTTTATCTACTGTTGCGGGCAACTGTTGTTTTTTTACAACAGGCACCACTGGTGTCGGAGTGGAAGAAACATCAAAGATTTCTTCCATATTTTTTTCAAAGTTAGACATTGGTATATTCAGTTATTGTGGTGGTATATGTATAATTTGATGTTGCGTTAGCGTTGCTTGGGTTAGGAGTAATAGTTATATTTGCGTATTCTTCTGGTTGAATACTATAAGAATTGAATGTCCAGATTGAACCTGTATTTGCACCAACAAGATTTGTATTAGAAACAAAGTTACCTTGTGCATTGTTGACAATCAATTGTTTGTTATTGCTACTCCAAGATACTACTTGTGCTGTTGCTGTGGCCAATTCTGATGTTGGTCCTTGGTAAACTCTTTCATTAATTTGATAGTTACCTAGTCCACCGGTATTCACATTGAAAACAATGTTATTGCCCTGTGCAAGATTGTTGTGTATGTTTGTAATAGATGTTTTAATCAAGCCAGTTGTTGAATTTGCACCAAAGATGAAACCTTTAACTGTGAAGTTAAGTGTCCAAATAACCATTCTGGTATCTGAATCACGGTCACCCTCATAAGTTACATCATATCTGACATTGTTCAATATAATTGGTACTTCTTTGACGATACCCATTTCTGGAATCATGTTCACTTTGATTGTATAATCTGGTGCAAAGAATGGTAGAATGTGTTCAATGATTTGATTGCCATCTTCAATATTTCTTACATACAAATAAAGTGAGAAATCAAAGTTATATGGCACTGGCATGTATTGCGAAATGATATTTTGACCACTTGCCGCAAAGTTTTTGATATTTGTTATTTGTTTTCTGGATGCATCGTAATCAATACCATTCATTTCATATGACATGCGTGGCAAAGTCATTTGAACTTTTTTATCTAGATTAGGGTCAAAAGTTAGACGTTGAACATACAATTCTTTTGCCGCATAATCAATAGGAACAACAAATCTTTCTTGTTCCGATTCATCTGGATTGTAACGAACTAGCGTAATATTGTTAAACAGATTGCCAAACGCAACTGTTATCTTACGAATCATTCTATTGTAGGTTGTATCTGCCATTATAGACCACCAATTGGATTATTTTCTGATGTATTGACATATGGTGCAGCAGTAGTTTCAATCACATTATTGTCGTATGATTCTTTGTTTGCTGGATCATACAATGGATTAAACGTTGTTAAGATATACTGTGCATTACTTGATTGACCAATTATAACGTCAGAATCAATAAACTCACCAGCAATATTGGTTACAGAAAGTGTTTTTGAACTTGGTATCCAAGACTGCACTGTTGCAACTGTTGTAGCATTTGCGAATGTTCCATCCATAGATTGATACACAATTTCTTTAATGTTGTATGTTCCTGTTCCTGTACCAACATTCAAATGTAATGTGTAAGCAGAATCAGTAACAACAGAATCAATATCTTGGTTGCCAGTAGANATAATNTCTTGTGANTATTTGAATTTCTCAAGTTCCAATTCATAGTANTAAGGAACTTTACGGCCTAACATGAAGAAATCTTTGTTCTGGTTTGTAAACTTAATTTCATACAACTCACCAGTACCATTTAGGAATGGAATGTAAATCAAATCACCTTCTCTTGGTCTGGTATAAGTGTTTTGTGGTACTCTTTGAGTAAACGCACGCTTAGAAAGAATGACTGTAACTTGGTTTCTGATTTCTAAACCAAACTTAGTAAACATTTCTTTCTCACCCATGTATTCATTTGCAGAAGAAAGATACATTTCTAATGGAAATGCTGCCGCAAATTTCTTAACCGGGTCTTCACCATAGATTAAGTCTCTTGCTGCATCATTATCATTTGGTAAATAATATGCCTGGAATCCCATAATCTGAATTGACTCAGTTATGAGGTCTTCCACTAAGCGTTGTTCATCATACTTAGCGTTATAATTATTAAAATACGGAGAAATCGCCATGTTAACCTGTTACTTTCTGGCAGGTATAGCCTTTATATTTTATAGATTTTTTTGCGGCAACAGACATCATTCCACGATTGAGTCCATTCTTTCTACAATATTCTGCCATATTGTGCACAATTTCTTTTGTGCCTGATGGAGTTATAACTTCCCAATCTCTTGCAATTGAGTTTGTAACTTTTTTTATGTAATCGTTTGTGAATCTATTATTTAATTTTTCAATGTGTTCTTGTGTTCTATTAACTTTTCGGCCTTTTAATTTAGCACTGTGTTCTGGTCTTTTTTTACCATAGAAACAATGGTTCTCACCTTTTCTATTTTGGTTTGCTTTTAGTGCACCTAAACGACACAACTCTTTAACTCGTTCTTCTTTTCCCATTATTCCAGCAAGACCTTTCCATGCCAACTCATCTTCTTTTCTTCCGTATTTTTCAAAAAGAACACGATGTGCCTCTGCATGTTCTTCAACAGTCATTTCTATCAAATTTGATGGATCGTCTGAACCACCCATATGTTTAGGAATAATATGATGTAGATGTTTCATTAGTTTAAGAACCATTCCAATGGTCCCGAATAATCGTTAATCATGTCTTTTTCTAGTTGTGCAATTTCTTCAACTGCGGCATCCACAGTTTCTTTGCCATTTAGAACCACACCACCAGGTAATTGGATGCCACCAAATTTGGCCATATTTTCTCCCCAATTTTTCTTAATCAGTGCAGTAGCATAGCGTTTCAACCAACGGTCATTCCATACAGTTGGATATATGCTTGGGTCAATTGCACCATAACACTCAGAAACAACAACTTGACCTACATTAACTTCATAACCTTGACCCCACGCCCAATCAATATACAATCTTTGCATATTACGCACGAAACGAATAGGAACTTCACCAGTGAACTGGAGTTCCAAAGAACGTAAGTGTTGTTGTGTTAGAGTATAATTGATGTAGGACGCNGAGGTAAAGTCATACAACTCATTCAAACGCAATTGGTATCTCAAGTCAAACATGTTGATGGTTGCCTGAGAGTCGGTCAATGGGAAAATACGGGTAATACCTAAAATATTAACCGTATTTCCGTTTTGGTCTTTAGCCTGAGAAGCATCCAGATATTGGTTTGCAATATCGTTTGCGGTTACATAATGGATCCAATAGAACTTTTGAGCACCATCAAAGTGGTAATCTTGCCAATATTGAATTGCATCGTCTACACGGTCTTCAACCTGAGTGTCATCCACGTTAATGTTAATAACTGGTGCACCAAGTCTACGTAGACAATAGTCTTTAAAGTCTTGTCTATTAGTTATTGTTGCCATTAGAAATCTCCTATTATACCCTATTTATCTAATAGGAGAAATCGTGGTTTACTGAATAACTTTGCTTCCCAAAGGACCATCTGGTTGTTGGCCTTGTTGCATTGCTTGCAACTGTTCATTCGCAGCACGGCCAAGTGCATCAATAATTGGGCGACTCCACTTGTGTGGGATTTCATCCAAAGATTGAATCAATGCATTTACAAAACTCAATTTGAAGGTCAAATCTACGTCTTGTTGTTGTGGCTGTGCTTGTTGTGCTTGGTCTGTCATGTCAAGTTTCTCCTATATTAATGATGTGACTATGTATTTATGCAGGTGTATTTGCAGTATTTGCTGGAGCCCAAGGTAGACCTGGTTCAGAAATTACGTTGATTTGATTGTTAATTTGTTCAACAATCTTTTCATTGATGTGGTCAGCATACGAACCAGAAATTGAATTGATAATCCAAGATAGTACGTTTGCTTCTTCCAAATCTGTGAATGGTGTAAATGAGTATGTATCTGAGTGAACATTACCCAATGTGAAAGGTGTTGCACCGTTGAAAGTACCGGTGTGACCGTCTGGTGTTGTTGCAGAGTATGTCCAATAGGTTTGAACAACTGTATTTGCATACAAGTTACCATCTGGACCTTTGATGTTTTGTACTTTAAGACCAGTGATGGTATTAGAGTAGGTCCATTCTGAATTTGCAAGTGATGCAAGTGTGTTTACTGTAGCCATTATTTTCTCCTAAAATGTTGGCGGGTTAAAGGATTATATAGGTCATTTTTTAAGTAGTTCTTCAAGTCTTTGCAATCTTGCCTCTTGTGAGTCAATTATTGCTTGTTGTTCTTTGATGGCTTCAATTAGTAGACCAACCATGTTGCCGTATGCAACAGAATATTGAGTTTCTTCAGAACCTAGTACTGCTTCAGGCAAGACTTTTAAAACTTCTTGAGCGATAACACCAGTTTGTCTTCCAATTCTTTCATCGTCTGTTCTATCAAAAGTTACACCACGCAGTTGTTGGACTTTGTAAAGAGCATTTCCAATAACTTTTATATTCTTTTTAACCCGTATATCGGAATAAGCAGTCACGTTGCCATTGAATACTGCTGTACCTGAGTTATTGATTGATGCAACGTTATAACTTGTGCTATTTACTGTTCCACCCTTAAAAATCCATCCACGATTGGATGTTGTATCTACTGTAAAGTATGTTGCCCAATCGGCGGTGACAGAACCGTGTGTTCCCATTGTTGCGGTTCCTTGGAACAATATTCCATACTGTGGGAAACTTGCTGCACCATTGTATAAAGATAGTCCATAACCAGAACTGCTCGATCCTCCATTATTACAACCCACATTATATGCTGTGACTGTACTAAGTACTGATGTACCACTTGGTGCAACATAATAAGATGTGTTTGATCCATCATAATAATAACTGCCGCTTGCGTAGAATGATGTTGCGGTTACTGGTTGGTTGAAAGTGCTACCATTAGAAGTGTATGTGGCTGATGTATGATTTGATGATGATACTTCAACAACAGTAAATAGATTTGAATCTAACCATGATCCATAGTTAACAATTTCACCATAAAAATTACCCCATGACCAGTTCGGTGCCGTATATGCATAAAGTGCAAGATATGCTGTGCCATTATATGTGTAGTTAACTAATTGTAGAACAGTCCCGCCGCTGTTGCTCATGTTAAAATACACATTGTTTCCATAACCAATGTTGAGACTTATTTCAGCATCAGCAGTTATACCCAAATTGTTTGTACGAGAAAATAAGAATTTACCTTTAATTGTGACGTTTGTGTTACTGTTGCCAAAAGTAGGAACCTTTGCTAATAAAATATATTTGTATTTGTAGTCTGTACCAGAAAAACCAAAATTTACATTGGTGTGATATGGTGTTCCACTATAATTTGCATAGAATGTGTTTGAAACTTGTAAGTTGTTTAAGTTTGAAGTACTTGCTGGATCCAAATAGTAACCTGTGTTATCAGTATCATAAAAAATTGGACCTCTAACACTTGCGCCTGCTTGAATAATACTGCCTGAGTAAAACTGTGCATTGTTATATGTACGAACCCAAGTGCTATCGGTAGCGTAAATGCCAACGGAATATGTTTGATTGTACCAACCAGATGGACCAACACTTCTGTACCAGTTGCCGCAATAGAATGAGTCGGCTATTCCAGGATTACCTTGTGCAGCGGTTGAATAATTAATCGCCTGCATATAGTTAACATTTGATGTGTTATTTGGATCAACGTAATAACCTGTGTTATCCAAATCATAGAATATTGGTGAACGGACAGAAGCACTATGATAAGCAACTCCATTATCTGAATCTAGATAATGACGAATTGTACCGGAACTAGCAACATATAACCCCCAAGCGCTACTAACATAACCGCCGGTAAAGCTATTAGCATACCCAATACCGTACATATTATTCAAAGATGTTGATGTTGGATAATAACTTCCACCAATAGAATAAATTGCGCCGGTTGTTGAACCACTTTCCGAACTGGAATAATTTCCTGATAACCAACCTGTTGCAGCAGCCTGTCTTATTATTGGTCCATTAACATATGGATAATTGATGTTTACGGTATTAAATTGTGATGTAGCGCTTGGTACAGCATAATAACTGGTGTTGTTATAATCGTAATATGTTGTTGCCGACATTGTGCCAGCAACCGACAGTAATTGGCTTGGACTTGTTGTACTAATACCAACCTTGCCGTTAGTTAAAATGGACATAGAATTGTTATTACTATTGGTAATAAATCCTATAGGGGCATATACAGAAGCGCTTCTATTATAAGAAAGAAAATCTACGCCACCTAGTCCAGTATAACCGCCGGTAGGACTAATTTCTAAACCAACTACACCACCATTTGATACTACAAGTTTATTGTTAGGACTTGTTGTACCAATACCAAGATAACCGCTGGTATTAAAACGTCCAACTTCAGCATTATTAATTGTGAATAACAATGGGTGATTTGTACGAGTGCCTAGATAACCAGTTAGACCNCCCTCATTGGCCCACATTTGTACAGTTACACTATTGGTACTACCGAGATAACCACCATAGGTTGTTGTTCCTGCAACGGTTTGTATGACTGCGCCTGCGCCAAAACTAACTGGACTGGTAGTTCCTAGTCCCATATTACCAGCAGATGTAATAGTCAGTTGTTGTGTAGCATTTGTCCATATTGACATTGCAGACACTGTAGCATCATATCTAAGAACACCAAAATTATTGCCGGTTGCACCAGAACTGAACAGAATACTTGTATCGGCAGTATTTGCTGCTTGTAATTCAAAATAGTTGGTGCCGACTGTTGTGCCTGGCATAGTAAACAAAAATCTACTATTGCCACCACCACGAGGAGTTGATGAATAAGAACCAGATTGGGCGTGCAATGTTGCTTGAGGACTTGATGTACCAATACCTACATTGCCTGCTGTATAATATGCCGATGTACCATTCAATAAAAATGGTGATGCACCTGTAGCACCAGTAGGTCCAGTTGGTCCACTAGGTCCAGTCGGTCCACTAGGTCCAGTAGGTCCTGTTGGTCCAGTCAAACCTGTAGCACCAGTAGGACCTGTGGGTCCAGTAGGTCCCTGAGCACCAGTAGGTCCTGTTGGTCCAGTAATACCTGTTGCACCTTGTGGTCCATTTGGTCCTGTTGGTCCAGTAGGACCTGTTGGACCTGTACTACCTGTACTTCCTGTTGGTCCTGTGGGACCAGTAGGACCAGTAACTCCTGTGGCACCAGTTGGTCCAGTAGGTCCAGTCAAACCTGTAGCACCAACTAGACCACTATTAGGACCAACCCATGCACCAGATGAGTTGATAACCGCAGTAGTACCAACTGTTAGGCCATTCTTGACTACAAAGTTATTTTGATTTGCCATTGATAATATCTCTTAGTTCTTCTATTTGTTTTTGTTGTTCTTTGATGGCTTCAACCAATAGTGCAACGATACCTTTATCTCTAAGGGATAGTACACCATCAGTCTCACGTACTAATTCTGGTACAACTTCCATGACCTCATTAGCAATGAAACCAACGTCACTACGAAGGCCAACCATGTCATATTCTTTAGTCTCTTTTTTCCAATCGTATGACACACCTCTGAGTTTCAAAACTTTATCTAAAGAGTTATTTAATGTCTTCACATTCTCTTTAAGTTTGATATCGGAAGGAGAACCATAAGCAGTAATGTTACCTCTTGCTACCAAATTTCCAGATTGGTCTAAGTTAAGTTCAATTTGATTATTTGTTCCACCATAAAATGTTAAATCGTCAGATGAATTTAATGCTGTATATCCAATCGCCCAATTACCTGTACCTGAACCTCTTGTGATACGAATTCCACCCCAAGTGCTTGAACTTGGGACATTGATACGAAGACCTTCTGACCATGATGCACTCTGTGCTGTTAACTGTATATTTCCTGCAACAAGTAAAGATGTTCCTGTACTACTTGGTTTTAAATAATATGCTGTGTTTGCATTATCATACATTGTTCCACCAAGATAATAATTTTGATAGTGTGTGATATTTCCACTTGTATCAATTAACATTCTGGTGGTGCCCCAACCACCAAATTGATAACCAAAGTTTTGACTGATACGGAAGTTATCATCATAATAACAATAACCAATACCCCAACCCACACTCGTATTCTGTGCTGAGGTAAATGACATACTAGGTCTATCAGAACCGCTGTTGCCGGGTTGATTTCTTAACTCCAATAAATTGCCCCAAGAGTGGTTGGAATTATCATTAAAGATTTGTACCGCAACACCATTGCTACCCGCTCCAGCAGTCATTTGATTTTCAATAATCATACCTTGAACGGCAGAATCTTGGTTGACGGATAAATGAATTCTTGCACCAGGACTACCGTTGCCGTAATTACCCCAATTTTTATAAGCGCCAATACCAATATTGCCTGATGTATTGGCTATCATGTATGTTGTGCCATTGTAACCAGAAATACCGTTGTGTGGATTCCAATTGGAACTATTTGAATATCCCCAAGTTACAGCAGTACCAGTACCTGTCATACCATAAACAAATTGGTAACCTGTACCGTTTGAAGTCATTTGTATTGTTGCTCCGTGACTTCCATTTGTAGTCACTGTATGATTCAATGATAGTACAGGATATGCACCGTTACCTTGAATGATTGGTCTTAGGTTTGTATCTTCTAATGAGTATGAAACAGCACTGGCACCAACAACCAATTCGTTACCATAACTTCCTGTTTGACCACCACTAACTGTCAATAGACGATAGATGTTTGCATTTCCTGATGCAACTAAGTTGTAGATATTTGATGTGCTACTTGGTTTTACATAATAACCAGTGTTTGCATTATCATAATAGGTTCCTGCCAGATAAAAATTTCCACTAGAATTCAAATAAGCGCTTGCACTTCCATGTCCTGGATAAACACCATTTGCACAATTTGGCCAAAAATTGATGTTTGCTGCGCCGCCTATATTTAAATCTGCCCATGCAGATAATGCACCGTTGTGTCCTGCAATAATTGTTCCACTGGACCATTGGCCAATTACAGTTCTAGCCGAATTTGCATCACCAAATGCCGCAGCAATCCATCCTGTACCAATATCTGATGAACCAGAATTATATTGTGTGAAATGATTGCGAGCGTTGGATGAGTTTGAACCTAGTGCGCCGGCATTTGTTAATTGATACTGAACTGAGGTGCTACTTGCTTTTACATAGTAAGCAGTATTGGAGTTATCGTATTCTGTGCCGCCATAATAAATTGAACCATTAAAGGTTGCATTGGCACCACTCAAAGTCATTGGTGTGGAACCAAAACTGTTTGTTCTAAAGTTTATTCCTCCTGGAGAATTGATATACAACGTATTATCACCAGTTCCACCACCAGTTAAACCCATATTACCAGAATCGGTTGTATTGCCATTCAACGAAATTGAGTTATAGTTTGTTGCGCCAGTATCTTGACCAATATAAAGGTTATTGGTTGCACCTGTAGTAAATCTGGCGGAACCGGAAACATCCAACCTATAACTAGGACTTGTTGTACCAATACCAACATAACCGCTACCATTCACATTCAAAATGTGGTCATTATTATAATGACCAATTGTTACATAATTTGCTGTAGAACCTGATGTGCCAGAATAAACATAACCAATGTAACCAGAATTTAATGAAGATGTTGCTTGACCAAAAGCATGTATTACAGTTGTGCCACTGGTCATACTAGATACCATTGATGATGATAACCAGTTGAACCCACCACTATTTCCTATGCTAGTTCCAGTGAGTGTTAATAGTGGTGCTACGTTTCCTATACCACCGCTAACATGCAATAATGTTGAAGGACTTGTTGTATTAATACCAACATATCCGTTTGAACGTTGAATAAAGAACGGTGCATTTGAATAACCAGATTGTGTGGTATTGTTTAAATAAAAGTTACTGTTACCGTCACCAGTTGCTCCAAATTCCCATTTGGCTGTTGTACCTTGTGCAAATGTTTGATATGCATAGTTACCGGTTCCTCCACTGTTGATAGTTAATGAAGCGTTACCCCCATTGCCATCAATTAGTAAAGTTTGAACGGTGCCATTACCGCCAGCCGCAGTACCAACTACTGTAAATTTGGATGCAGGACTTGATGTGCCAATACCAACATATCCACTTGCATCCCAACGCATTACCGAGACTGGTGTACCATTAGATTTTGATGTATAATGTTCCCATGAGCCATAAGTGCTTGTATCTGGTCCACAAGCATATGACCTAGTGAGTGATGTGCTTTCTTCTTGGATCATCCATTTTGATGCCCCAAAACTTAAACTTGCTGTGCCGTTTGTTTGTATGCCTTGTGCATTTATTGTACCGGCCACATGCAACAAATAACTGGGATTTGTTGTACCAATACCAACGTTACCATCCTGACGCAAGAACATCAAGTCTCTATATGTGCTAGAACTGAGTTGTTGTATGAACCGAATGCCGGTTGACGAATATGTGCTTGGATTAACTGTATTCCAGATATCCATTTCAGCGTTTCCGCCTGTCCAATTCCAACCAAACGCTAAAGATGTTCCACCAAAACTTGGCCATGTCTGGTTGCCAGAATATGTATTAAAGGAACCCAAATAACCATAACCACCAGATTGTGAGAACCCACCTGATGATGTTAGTGATCCACTAAAAGTTACAGCAGAAGATGTTGTACCAGAGAATGAGCCTGTAGCGCCTGTCGGTCCGGTAGGTCCAGTAGGTCCTGTTGGTCCAGTAGCACCCGTAGGTCCTGTCGGTCCAGTGGGTCCTGTTGGACCAGTAACACCAGTTGCACCTTGACCACCATTTGCACCAGCAGGTCCTGTTGGTCCTGTGGGTCCAGTTGGTCCTGTTGGTCCATTAACACCAGTTGCACCCTGACCACCAGTAGGTCCTGTAGGTCCAGTAGGACCTGTAGCCCCAGTAGGTCCTGTACTACCCGTAGGTCCAGTGGGTCCTGTTGGTCCAGTCAAACCTGTAGCACCAGTAGGTCCTGTGGGTCCAGTCAAACCAATTGGACCAGTTGCACCTGTAGCACCCACCAATCCACTATTAGGACCAATCCATGCACCAGATGAGTTAATGACTGCTGTGGTACCAACAGTCAAACCATTTTTTACTACAAAGTTATTCTGATTTGCCATTTAATTTTTCTTCTAAGTATGCAACTTTATTATTTAACTCTTTGATGGCTTCAACCAACAATGCAACGATACCTCTGTCTCTCAATGATAGGACACCTTCACTTTCACGCACCAATTCTGGTACAACTTCCATGACCTCATTAGCAATGAAACCGATATCGTTTCTTAGTCCAACCATTTCATATTCTTTGGTCTCTTTTTTCCAATCGTATGACACACCTCTGAGTTTCAAAACTTTATCTAGTGAGTTATTTAATGTCTTCACATTCTCTTTAAGTTTTATGTCAGAAGGTGAACCGTATGCAGTGATGTTACCACCAACAGTTAAGTTATTTGAAATGAGTGACATGTATGATGTGCCACCACCAGATGTACTGTTTGCACCGCCGTTCCAATACCATGTGGCACNACTACCACTTGNNCCAGATTCAAAGTTTGTTTGGTCATCAGTCCAATAATGTACGTTACCGTTATCGTAAATGTGANTTACAAAACCACCGGGATAAGCACTACCACCCCAACCAACACCAGTACCATCATTTTTAAATCCAACTCCACCAGAACTATTAATGGTGTTAAATTGTGAAGTACCATTAGGATTATCATAATATGCGGTGTTATCGGAATCATAAAATATTGGTGCTCGGAAATCACTGGATGCATAACCTGTTCCGTTTACATGCAGTAAGTAACTTGGTTCTGTTGTTGAATATGGTGCGGCAGTCTTATTGAAACCAATACCTAAGTTATTTGGAAATGTATGGTTGCCGTAACCAGTTGCTAAAAATATTCTACTGTATAGTGTACCAGTTAATGCATTTCCTGGACCATATTGGCTAACAATGATATTTTCTGCTGTACCTGATGGTGCTGATTGTGCATCATCACCTGATGCTATTTCAATAACACCAGAATTTGATGCTGTTTGCCAACCACCAAAGAAAAATTGGTCATTATTACCAA